AGATTGATGGTCACATTCTTGCTGAGTGTTTTACTTGGAGACAAGCTCTCAATCAACAGACCAAAATAAAGTTAGGTCTTTATGAGATGTATCGCTCACAAAAGAAACGGATACCACATGAACGCATCAATCAAATCCGTATTCACAATACTGGTATCAACCCAACATAATAAATAAAGGAGGTGTTATGTCTGAAACAATATGTAAGTGCATTAGTTGCGGCAATATTTATTTGGATGAGGACAACGACAATCCTCAATTAGTTATATGTGAAGATGAACGTGGATTATTCTGGGGTTGTCCAACTTGTGAAACAGACAACCACCTAATGGATATGAACCACTGTATCTAACAAACCACAATATGTTGTTGCTTATACTGCGTTGATGCAGTAACCTAATTAAATAGGGGTAAAGTGTTACGGTAGCACATCAGGTTCCAACCCTGAGAGAGTGGGTTCAATTCCTACTACCCCTGCCAAATCAAAAGGAGAACTAAATGTTATCGCTTCGTACAATCTCAATCATCGGTGAGATATTCTTGCTTTCAATAAGCATCGTTGGCTTAACAGTCGCCATCCCAGAAATGATTTATTATGCACCGCCTTTGTTGGTAATCATATTTGTTGTCGGTGTTATCGGAACATGCATGGGCATCACGTTAATTATATGGAGGATGCAATGAAAGTCAGAATCTATAAGCGTCTTATATCAGGTAGAGTTTGTTTCTATCTGTTCCCTCGTTACCTCTTTACTAATTGTGGGTACACAGTGAAGTGGCTTGGTTTAATTATTACCCACAGATACTCACTCGAAAGGAGAACTAAATGAATATGTTACGTCCATTTACAGAGAGCATTGACTCATCTGCTTATGATTTCCCAGTGGAGACAATGGGTTTGTTAGCCGCTAAAGATGGCGACCCTAATCTTCATACTGTGCCAAGCAAAATGGCACGATGCATCATCCGCACTGATACCAATGAGGTGCTTGGTGTTCATGGCTCTAAGTACAAACCCATCACTCATTCAGATGTGGTCAACTCAATAGCCGATGCCGTTCACACATCATCCGTAACTAAAGATTACGAAATCAAAATAAATGTGTTCGACAACGGTGCTAAGTTGCGTGGCTTTGTAAACTTCCCTGACCTGACGATCGAACCAGCAGTAGGAGACATCGTTCATTTTCGTGTACCATTCTACAATTCATACGATGGTTCATGGTCGTTCCAACAATCAGCCGAAGGCATGAGGCTATGGTGTTTGAATGGTTGCACCGACCCACTCACTGTCGCTCGAACAGTTGCCAAGCACACAACCAACGTCAACGTGTCAGCTTCAGCATCCAAGATTCATGCTGGGCTTCAAGGTTTCTTCCGCAACAAGGAGGTATGGAAAAGCTGGATGACCACACACGTTGATGATGACATGGCTGAACAATTCTTCAAACATAAAGTCGTGCGTGTAAAGAACAACACAAGTGAGTTCAAATATAACTTCAAGCAATTAGATAATCTAATGGGTTGTTGGTTAGAAAACAAAGCACACTTAGGTTCTAACAAGTGGGCATTATATAATGCACTAACTTATTGGGCGACCCACACTGAGGGTCAATCATCTACCCCACACGTTGCCACTCGACTGCGTGAGTCCATTGTAGCCAAGGCTATCAGTGACACAGTCGGATGGGAACGAGCCTAAACATTATCAACCGACAAGTGATTGCCGCCCCCGCGTGGGGTAAGGGCGGCAATCATTGTCGCCATGCTAAAGGAGAAACTAAGCATGTCTTTAATCAATCAACTTCAACAGGTGCGTGACCAGCTTGCTGTCATTCACCAGCGTACCAAAGATGAATCGTCACAGTTTCAGTGGCCTGTTCATACTGCGCTGACATCAATACAAAATTGTGTTGATACATACGCAGAGGTATTAGAGCGTGACACTAATGATGACTCGCCCTATATCCCTGCGCTTCGTGAAATACTTCCAGCCGATATGGATGGACTAACAATCAGAAAGGATAAGTAATGACTAAGCCTTTACTTGCTAAAGGTCAGCTTGAATTTATTGCAGATAAGGTTGCCCCTCTAATGGGGTGGCCTACTGTAATTCATCAACTTGCTGATGAACTTGCAACAGCTAACCCTAAGTTTGATCGTGAAAAATTTATGACTCGCGCTGTCGATGCTTGGGAGAAGCACAACCCACCGCCAGAGATTGATGATGAAATACCCTATTAAAGATAAAGCAATGACAGTCCAGCACTCAGACTTCTATGAGTGTGTGGACTGTAATCAACAGCATGAGAACTACAATGATTTGTACCACCCGAACAATGATACTGGTGGGTTCTGTGCTAATTGTCTTTCAGATAATATCAAAACACTTGAGGCATACACAGTTGTTCATACTCTGTATGCCACATCACCAGAAGATGCACTCGAAACATCCCTCGAACTAGATGGTTGCTGTCAAGAAACCACAGTGTATGAGGGAATCATATCAGAAAAGGAGAACTAAAATGAACGACCTCTTTGAAACTCAAGCCTATCAATTGGCTCGTAACACCGACCCCTCGACTAGCCATGAGGCGGCAGAAAAATTAGATGCTACCAGATTGGAAGCTCTTGTTCTTAGCTACATTAAAATCTTCAGCATCGAAGGTGCTATATCAGAACAGATAGAAGACCTGATGTGGGTCAATGAGCAAGTCAAAGCCTCATCTGTTACACCTAGATACAGAAAATTATTAGATAAAGGATTGATTAAGATTGATGGCAAGCGCAAAGCTAGGTCAGGTCGTAGTCAACAGGTGATGTATGCATTGCCCCAAGTGTAAGTCTGATACGAAGGTAAAAGACTCACGCTCATCTGCCAACAATACCATAAGGCGGAGGCGTGCTTGCCTGTCCTGTGACCACAAGTTCACAACCTTGGAAGCAATCCCAAGAGTGAGGGCAGTTGCGGAGGTAACTATAAAACCGAAGCGACTGCCTCACATCAAGGAGAAAAAGAAAATCCGTACAGTCACAAAGCAAATAGACTACACTGATGAAATGACTGATGAAGAATTAGAGGCTTGGATATTTTCTGAGGATTGACGATTAACTGCAAGTATGCAATCGTAGCCACATGAAAAGTTATTATGAAATCTTAGAACAAAAAGCTACGAACTCAAACGTGTTGCTGAAGGATGCCTTTGTATTAGCTGGTGTTCCTTCATCAACTTACTATCGTGTTAAGTATGGTCAGGATATGCGGCACTCAACAGCATTAAAGATATATGAAAAACTTCGAGCATTACAAACAACCAACACAAGTGACAGATAGTTACAGTGATGTTGTCAATGAAATGGTTAGCCATCGTACTAGACAGAAGATGTCTCAGGAAGAACTAGCCCACAGAATAGGAGTCAACAAATCTTTAATCCACAAATGGGAGCAACACAAACGTGTACCTAGTGGCTTTATGTTTACTTGTTGGTTAGATGCGCTTGGCCTTACGCTCAAAATCTATAAGAAAAAGATTAAAAAATAGCGACCCGAACAAGGGCGTACCATATAAATGCGATGCTTGCTCAACGCTCACTCATTACTTTGTGTGTGTGCTTGCATCAATAGAACCAGTAGCACATCACACAATTTGTGATAGCTGTATGGAAAAAGGAGCAGACTATTGGCAAGCAAGAATCGCAGAAAAGGCGACTATCACGAAAGAAGAATTGTATACTGGTTACAAGAGCAAGGCTTCCAAGCGAAAAGGCAACCGATGTCTGGACAATTGGGAGGAGAATATTCTGGCGACATCATCTGGAAACTCAACGGACACGGATTGGTAACTGAAGTTAAGTACCGTGACGCCGCATCTTTTCCTAATGCTTTCAAGGTGTTAGAAGGAAGGGATGCTGCAATTTATAAACGTAAGACAGGCACACCAAGAACCTGTGTTATATTTGACGGTGATGTATTTGAGAAGTACATCGCCCCACTTTTAAAGGAGAACTTAAATGTCATTCTTACTAATGGCGAAGGTAATCAAGGAGAGGATTCCTGATTGCTATGCCAAGTGGTTGATGGTTGTTCTGGCTGATTATGCTAATGAAGAAACGCATAAGTGTTGGCCTTCATTAACTACAATCGAAGAACGAACATCAATGAATCGTTCAACAATAACTCGCAAACTAAATTGGTTAGAAGAAGAAGGCTATGTTACTCGGCAACGAGGCAACAACAAGCGTTCCACTGTGTATACATTATACCCACAGTTAGTTGCAGACAGCACCCAGCTAGGTGCAGACAGCACCCCTAACCTATTACTAACCAGTAAAACAAAGATAGAGGACTGGCATCCAAGTGATGAATTGATTGTCTCTATTAACTCGAAGGGAGAAATCGACCATGACCTTGAAGCAGATCAGTTCCGTAATCACCACCTCGCCAAAGGCACAAAGCTCAAAGACATCAACAGAGGCTACCGCTACTGGTGTAACAACGTCATTAAGTGGAGAGCAGAAAGAGAAGGCAGTGGCAAGGCTACTGGAAATTGGAAAGCCAAACGTGGTGGACACAAATCTTCTTTGTTCGGTGGAATCCATTCTCGGCTGTCAGGTAATTCCTAAAGAGACAGTGCGCTATCCTAAAGATGGTGACGTTGACATCAGGCTCAATGGCTACACCATATCATGTGATAACATCCTGTCAGTTGAACGAGCGATGGGGGCGGTTGCGGCATCGCTCGTTCCCCTGCCAGTAGATGACATCATCAGCCAACTAAAAATGTTAGCGGCTCTTGTTGTCAAACCATCTGGCGAGAACGCAGATGATTACAGTGTACGCATACAAGCAATAGCTATGCAGTTATCTGAATACCCTGCCGATATTGTTGTTCGTGCAATCAAAGAAACGTCAGAGACTACAACCTTCTGGCCTTCTTATGCAGAGATATACGCCAAAATCAAATGGCGTATGAAGAAGCGTGAGCTTCTAATGGTAGCCCTCGAAAGAAAAAGGGTTGAACTTACTGCGTAATTGCAGTAGTATAATTAAACAAAGGAGAACTAATATGGAACGCAAAGGTTTCTTAGGTGGCAGTGATGCCAACCGTATCATGGCTGGTGATTGGCACAAGCTATGGCTTGAAAAGACAGGTCGTGTAGAGCCAGATGATTTGTCTGGCAACATAGCAGTACGGCTTGGCAGTCATACTGAAAGCTTCAACCTCGATTGGTTTATTGAACAGCACCCAGATACAAATATATCTGCATGGCAATACCCAATGGAAATGAATTGGGAAGGCATACCACTCAAAGGTACTGCCGATGCTATGATACAGCCAGAGCCAGATAGCACAGCGCATGAAATGATTGAGTGCAAGCACACCCATGAGCGTAACAACATGGAAGCAGTGCTTCAACGATACATGCCACAGCTACAATTCTATATGTGGCTGGGCATAAAAGATGGCATCTATGTATCTGTTATATTCGGTAACAATAGATGGGAATGTGTATACGTTAAGAAGGATTGGGATTACATCAACAAGATGCAAGTCCATCTAGCTGAGTTCTGGAAGTGTGTGACCACAGACACAGAACCAGCATCAGCCCCAGCACCAACATCTATAGATAAGATTCCTGTTGATGGCATGGTGCGTAGAGATGCCAGTGGTGACAATGAGTTTATCTCTATGTGTCACGACTACATTAAGTTTGCTGACGAAGCCAAGACATTTGATAACGTCAAATCAAATCTCAAGGATATGGTCGGTGATAACGAGCGAGAAGTTTATTGTGAACTTCTCACAATCAAGCGTGATAAGCGTGGTGCTTTGCGCTTCACAGTAAAGGAGAACTAAGATGCAAGAATTATGTAAAGCTTTAATTAAGTTTCACAACTCAGGTGCCGCCGCGAAGAAGGGGGCTAACAATCCATTCTTCAAATCAAAGTATGCTTCACTAGAAGAAGTCATTGAGACTGTTCGAGCGGAGGCTGGGAAGTGTGGGCTTACATTCACACAGCTTGTGGACTTTGATGAAACGCATATGTTTGTAACTACAATACTTATGCATGAGTCAGGCGAGTCAGTCACAGGACGCACACCTATCCTGACTAAAGACAACACTGACCCACAGAAGATGGGATCAGGTATAACCTATGCTAAACGCTATGGATTACAATCAGCGTTTGGTCTGCCATCTGAAGATGATGATGGAAATTCAGCAAGTATGCCAACGCCAAAAGTAAGTGGCGGCAAGTCAACAACAGCAACCAAAGATGAAGGAGCATGGTAATGGCTGAAGAATATGACAACACAAACTCGGGGGCTTTCTTTACCCCCTTCCCCGAACAGAAGTTTATACTTCAAGGCAAGGTCGATGTGTTTGGACACGAACACAAGACCATCCTAACAACAGCAGAGAACAAAGATGGTTCAAAGCGTATTGATGTCTGGGCAAAAGTCGGTGCCGTGTTCCCCAACGACAAGGGTGACAACGACAAGAAGCCCGACTACACAGGCTCAGTACAGTATGCTGGGTTGATGGATGAACAGGGCAAGTTCGGCAAGATAAGGATTGCGGCATGGAAAAAACAAACTGAGGATGGCAAGAATTTTATGTCAGCCCAAGTGTCCATGCCTCAAACTCAGGTTGACAATCAACCACCAACAGATAATAATCCTAGCAAGGATGTTGTCATTGATGATGACATTCCCTTCTAGGATTAGTTGGGGGTTTGATTAGTTCTCCTTCCTCCAACAAGGGGCGAGTCGATGGGCTTGCCCCTTATTCTTTAGAGAACTAATCCACTCATATATTCTTTACCATTGTAGGTTAAAACTTCTTTGCGATTGCCTATAGTTTTGTAACTACAATGAACCCAACCAGTATTGCCACCAGTATAATACTCAAGAATAAGCTGGTCGAAATCCATTGTCTCCTCAATGTAGGTAGCTAACTTGTAGTTATCTACACCAGCCACCTCGAAGTCAGCCGCCTCGCCTTTAGCATGTTGAGAATGGATACTTGATCCGATAGCAACGCATAGCTCTGGACTACGATACCCACTGCTGGGGCTTATAGGCTTGCTGAAGTGCCATCTAATAGGCTCAAGTAGGTTGATACATAATTCTGTTAAAGCCTTTGTGTGTTCTTCTGAGGGCTGATTAGAGATACCTTTGCGTAATGCGGTCTGACTCTTAATCATTTCCTCTAAGCTAAAATTCTCTGATAACTGCATTACTTTTTCCTAAACCTATCTAATCCTTTTAAACCAAGACCAGCTAGGATGGTAACATACAATATGTTTTGATACCAATCAGGCAATTCAGCAATAACATCAAACCCACGTTTAGCTAAGTCAGGGTCTATCCATGCCATGACACAAGGGGCAAGCACAACGATAGTTATTATCTCATCTTTCCAACTAGACTTTGTAGACTCAGCCATAATAAGTTCCCACTTACTATCATGCTGTGCCGCAGTCTTTAGAATTTCAGACTTAGCTCGTTGCTTATCTACTTTACCTTCAAGAAAAGTCTGGGCTAAGTTGCCCACTACACCTAATAACTGTATCATTTTTTATTCTCATGCCCCATCCAGATGCCAAACGCGCCTGTCATAGCACCCATAACAACACTAACGAAAGCTGATTGTGAAGCAGTAGGCGCATCTAAATCCATAAACCATTCAGCGCAACGCCAACTCATCATGGTCATAACAAGCATCATGCCTCTAGGTAGAAGCGCGGCCTTGCGTGAGTAATCTAATATTCTATCTATCATAGACATAAGCCAACCAATAAAAGAATCCGATAATCGTACACACTAAAGCCAGACAAAGAACACTAATCAGTCCTACTTCGATCCAATGCTGTATTTTTTTCCGCCTGTCTTGCGCTCTTTTGAGACGAGCTTTCCTAGCTTCAGCTTGAAATCTTACCCAATCTCCCCAAAGTCCGGGTCGACCCGTGTATATCATCAGTTGTTTTAGTTCTTCTTCTTGTTGTTTAAGCTTTTCTAAATGCATAAATTCTTCTAGCTCACCGCCAGAAGCCAAGACACTTCTCTTTTTTTTCTCGCCTAATTTTCTTAGGTCTTCAGTAGCATTGACATAATCAGAAACCTTAGACCCGACATCCGCAATACTCTTGCCGTTCATCAGTGCTGTTTTAATTACAGCAAATGCAGCGTTAGCCGCCGCTAATTCGGCAAGCATAGCTAACCACGCAACACCATCGTGAGCAATAACACGATAGTTGTCCCAGCAGAACCAATCATAATATGCTCTATTCTTTTGATACGGATTATGGTTTCACGCCACCGTTCAGCACACACAGCTTCGTGTGTATCTATCTGTGACTTAACTGTTTGCGCTGTAGGCTTAGACATTAATCACCTACCAATGCGTTTTTCTTTGTGACACAAGAAGCTACAATAGCGGCGATAGCATCTTTAACTGTAGCGTCATCAGTTCGTAACGCTTGAAGCTCATCATCAATAGAATAGCTCTGCCTTATTTCCTCAACACATTCTTGGTTCAAAATTTTTGCTTGAGGGCTGTTAGCCTTAACCCAATTTTTATCTGCCGTAGTTGTAGTAGTGGCAAGATCATCATTAGATGAAGAACATGAAGATGCAAAATCTGCTTCTAACAAAGCATAACCATTGCCATCCTCATCATACCCATACCATTGTGGGGCTTCCAACTCACTGTCGTAACCATCAGGTTCAATGATTTCGCCAGTCCATTTATAAAGTGCTTGAGCCATATTACTTACCTCTAATTAAGTTGCATCCAAGATTCGATGTACTGGTCGCTAGACTCAATCTGTCCTTGAGCGTTGTAACCACGAACCAAGATAGTGCCATCACTCATAAAGCAGAGTGAAGTTCCCTCTGAGTTATATGAATAGCCCATTGTTATAATAGCCTCGACACTTCTCTGAGTTTCCCCAACCCAGAAGTTAGTGGTCGTTGTTTCTGGTGTACTCATCGGACCAACATCTTGCCTAAAGTTAAGTATGTTAGTGTTGCCATGGTTGTTCTGATAATATGTAAAGCCTTGGCTGTAACCATTTACAAACAAATTACCAACACTATCTTCACAATAAATGTGACTTGTTGTTTGACCAAGGATACCAGACTGAGGCCAAATTTTTACAATGTCAGTTCTTGGGAAAGTAAGTGCAGTGCTAGTAGGCGCACTGTCAGCCGCAGTTGATGCCGTAGTGTTTGTGTAAAGCATAGTAGTGGATGGCTGAATTGGGCTTGATGAATTAGTTGTAGTGCCATTAGCTAATTGTGCATTACCATTATCACCCCATTGATATATCTCTCCATTAGGTGATGATGGAGTTCCACCAATAACTACGCCAACAAAGTCTCGGCTTTGACCGTGAGCATACATCCGTGAGTATGTAGTAGAACCGCCAATCCTTGAATAAGCATTTGCATTAGACGTTGAGCCAGTTCCCAAAGCGTTATTGCCACCATACCCAGATGAGTAAAGCTCTCCGCTTTCGTTTAGATAATAACTTGTTCCATAATAAGTCCAGCCACCAGAATAGTATTGGCAATTATTATTAATAATCTGATAAGCATTTGTTGCACCAGATATTTGTGTCCAAGTATTAACGGCAGTATTTTGTGCAGAAATACCAGCAAGATGACCGTTGGTATTGTAACCTGTGGCAAAAACATTCTTGCTTCCATCAATAGCCATAGCTGAATGATAGCCAATTTCAATGTGAGTTACGTCACTCATTGTAGTTATTAACTGAGGGCGGTTTTGGTTAGTTGAGTTACCATTGCCCAACATACCGTTTCTGTTGTGACCCCAAACAAACAGTCTGCCTTGTTCATCAATAGCGTAACAAGAATGTTCTTGACCAGAACCTTCGCCACCACCCATTGTCCAGAACCCACACAAACGAGTGCCAGTACCACCGTGAGTTCTTCCCTGACCAAACGCAGGAACGCGCACAAGGTTGTGCCGATCTAAAGTATCACCAACACCAAGCTGTCCATGACCATTGTAACCAGCCGCAAACAATCCGCCTTTGTTAGTCATTACATAAAGATTGTAATACTGATACCAAATGCGAACAAAGTATTCGCCATCTTCTAATCCACCAAACTCAGGAGATATATTAGTTGTAATGCCTCTGCGATGAGTGTTGCCACCAGAGTTACCCATCACACGATAACCATCTGTGCCAGATAGAATGACTTCATGGTTTTGATTTAGATATGCAAAGCCACGATACCCACCACCGTATCCTGTCAACTTATCTTGAAACATAAGAGGACTCATCTTTGGATTAGGTATACCGCTTTCGGGTATCCAGTTGTTTGCATAGTCAGCAAGCCAAGCCCTAGAGCCAGATGCCCCATAAGTGGTTGCCGCATTGTGATGAACAACTTGGTCATAGTTTGGCTTAAGATATTTTCTACCTGACAAAGCATCTAAAGGAGAAAATGTGACATCGCTACCTGATACTGTCAGAACCTCACCGTTGTTACCTCTGGCAAGACGAGTAGCATTACTGCCATCGTGAGTCATCAAGTCGCCTTGGGTTGTCAGGATGTTTGTGCCTTCAGCAACAATATCCCAATACACAGTGTTAGTTGAAGTTGGCTCATTAGTAGACCAGTAGCCAACACTAGCTGATGGTTGTTGCCCAGCAGTCGGTGTGACATTTATAAAGCGGTAAATAACTCCCCCATCACTAGCCAAGTCCCCAGAACTATAAACTGTAAGAGCGTTATAAGCAGAAGCAGTTTGATCAATCTTGGCAATCCATGAACTGCCATTGTAACTAACCGCATCATTCTGGCTGTAAGCTGTGGTGTTTACCCATGCGCTTTTCCATGTGAATCTGATTTTTCCAATATCTATCGTTGCCATTAGCTTCCCCTATGGAGTGTTAATTTGCAACACACCACTTGCAGAAATGGTAAATGTTACATTTGGAGATGAGAAAAAATAATTGTCATAATCATTTAAGTCGAATGAACCAGCTACACCTAACTCACTATGGTCAACCTTTAATGTGCCAGTAGAGCCATCAACATACAGACCATAAAACACACCGTTATTCTGTGCAGATGTAGCAAGTTGATAACCAGTTTCAGCAGGGTTTACTTCGAGAACTTTACCAGCCTCACCCACAAAATTAGTAGGAAGATTAGCCGCAGACAAAGTATTCGCGGCAGTTGTAGCTGATGTAGCCGCATTTGTTTCGCTTACAAGAGCCGCCGCCGCAGACGTTGCCGCATTAGTAGCCGCAGTATTAGCGGCAGTTTGATTTGCAACCACATTATTGAGCGTGGTAATGGCAGGACCCGCAATAGCATCGCCATCGGCATCGAATCCAAGCACATTACCAGCTCGGGAGGAAACAAGAGGAAGGTTTAGAGTAGCATCAGGGTCAGCAGGATTTAATTTAATAGACCTTGTAGACGCATCAGACAAATCACCAGCAATAGCAATCAATCTATCTAATTCTGTATTCAAAGCTTCAATGTTAAACACACCAGACAACGGAAAGTCTGTAGTTCTTTGAAGCGGAATGTCTCTAGTAATAACTACAGTGCTATTAGAGCCAACAGGTGCAACAGGAACAACAGTGCTAATAGTTCCAGTAGAACCATCGCCACCAGTTACAGTAAAATCTGCACCTAATGAAATTTGCACACCATTTAAGTAAACATCTAAGTCTTCTTGGTCGAAGAAAGAAAAAGTAACATTAAATAAAGACTGAGTATTACCGCTTGTTACGGTATACGAATCTCTAGGTGTGTTATTATTTAACGAAATAGCCATGCTCGAACCTTACTAGCCAAAAAAAATTCACGCAACGCACAATTTAGAACCTACTTCTGGACATAGCGTCACCAGTTGCAGACACCATACCCTTCAGAAACCACAGCCTCATAAATGGCAAATTCTCTAATATGTTCTTTGAGCCTTCACCAAAGTTGCCAGACATAAATTCCATTAAGCCGTTGCGAACAAGATCGTCTGCAATACTAACACCAGCACCACCGTAACCAGTTGCAACAGAACCATAGTCGCCTTCTTCTGGCGTAACTTTTGGATTAATAATCCCCATTCCCAAGTCGGGTCCACCTAATGCCGCAGATGTAGACATCGCTGTGTATAGCTGGTCAGTAAACAAAGCCAATAAACCTGATTGGTCTATAGACCTACCTAGTTTATCTTGCCAACTCATCTGTTCCCAATATCTTTGGCTACCTTCACTGTTAAATGGCTGGTTGTATTTAATGCTAAGAGACATATAGCCAAGCCCAACAGACAATGCCATTGCAGTAAATCTATTACGCACCTGTCCTTGAGCATACGCGGCAGTAATTTTGTTAGCCGCCGCAAAGCTGTATGACATAAACTGAAACGGCATACCCATTAAACCATTTTCAATTCGAGCATAGCCTCGAACCTTTGGGTCTTCTTTCATACCTAACTTACCAGCAATCCTCATAGGTATATGGAATATGCCATCAACAAGAACTGGTTTATCTGCTGGTGTACCCATAAGAATTGTATTC